ATGAACACCATCGTTCTCAAAAGGATAAGGTGCGATGTTGTTGTCATTGGTAAGGTCTTCAAGGACTTCCTCAATTTGGTCTGTGCCTTCATTAAAAATTGCGGCCATCCAATTCTCAGGGAATGAACCGGCTGCATCAGCAGCATCAGCAGGGGTGTTTGGATCCAAAACGTTTGGTAAACCGCGAGATGCGGCGTACCCTTCAATCATTGAAACGGCTTGTTGGCCAGAAGCGCCGGCTCCGTTGTATGAACTTCCCACTGCAATAAATTCTGCTTCACGGGTAATACCCGTAGTGGTTGTGTTATCTGGATAACTAATCATCGATGGTTTCCATTCACCTGCAGTAGCGAGTTGAATTCCTGCGCCAGTTGTTGCAGAACTAAATGGAAGTAAATTGGCACCATAACCAGCAGTATGGTGATCTTGATTCGCATAAATTTTGAAATCCAAAAATTTAGGTCTGACAGACTCTGTTTGAGAAAGAGCTTCACGATTCATCTTCATCCATGTGCGCATGGATTTTTCCCAACTGTTAGCCATTACCCATGAGGTTGGGAGTTTTGTCACGGAGACAGATGCTCCGACTTGTTGTGTAGAATTCACAACTTTCATACTGGCAACAGCCCAGTTAATTCCTTGCCGATAAAAACGGCGGTTTAGAATGCTGGCGCATTGAGAGAGATCCACTGTATTAATTTGAATACCAGGTCCGAGATCCTCAAGTACAAAGTTCATTGTCATTACAGCAGGTTCAATCTTAGATCGCTTCAAGTAATTTCTCTTCGCCATACCCATCGGGTAGAATATCAATCTTATATTGATTCCGACCAAAAGGCCTTGATAATCGGGGATTTGTATACATAAAATCTTCAATTTCCCCGAATTTGTGCTTAGGAGCCTTAAACGGCTTTGTTACATAAGCAACCTTTGACGAGTATCGGATAATCTGATCCATCTCGTGCGTGTCCGCATAATCCAAAGTGTAACGAGGCCCGTATCCTAACCGGGCCAAACCTACGTTCGTTCTTCCTTTGTTTTCTTTTTTCATCAGCAAGTTATCGCCATCGACAATGTGTCTGCTCGTCGATTTCAATCGGTCGAGCGGCTCAGCTGCATAAAACAGAGAATGCATGTGTACATTCCACCAACTCTTCTTGTTGTTGTAGGTGAACTCCATAAAATGCGTTCCACCATCTGCTCCCAGTCCGTATCCTTGACTGTTCTTTCCGTATCCTTTGTGATCCGGCTTACCACATAGCAACCTGTTCATTCCTCTCATCGAGTGCCATCCCGGAAGTCCGGGCAAGGTTGTCCTGGACACAGCATAATCATACTGTTCTTTCAGAGACTTGTATCGGATCCCCGATTCATGTTTCTGTCCAGGTAACGTAACGGTCAATACTCCTACTGTCATATCGTTACCCAGGTAATGCCTGGCTACTTTGAGCCGTTCCTTCATCTCGTGGGCTCGCTTTCCAGCCCTCTTACCTTCGCAGGTAGGGCACGCGAGCCAACGGGCGCATTTGTGCTTCCAGGCCTCATCAGGTCTTCCGAGCCACGCTCCTTTACAGATCGCTAAACCTGTCGCACTGCCCGAACTAAAAGTCTGTTTTGTCTTCCCCCAGGGGGCGTTCCAAATCACTGTATTTTCCTCGGCCATAAGACGGCCTATCAAAAAATAACTTTTAGCAAGTTCGGTATACAAACAAGTAAGAAGGTTAATTTTCGCCATAATAGACTAATCCGGCTCCGCCGGCTATTAGGACTACACCAGCGATTTCATCCACCAATGGTAATGGATCAGGGACCATTAAAATCGCAATGCCAGCACGAATCATGCCACCACCAATGAGTTTGGCTGATTCCTTCCGAATGCTGGTACGGTCGCCTTTCCGGCCCCCCGCTACCTTTTGTTTCCGTTGCCCTTGCACCTGGGCAACGGGAAGGGCAGTCGGGGCCCCCCGGAACGAAGACGGCGAAGGAAAAGGAGATGAAATGGAGGTGCTATGCAATTCGCACTCAACTATTTGACCTCCAATCTCAAAATATGAATTCATTCAATCCACTCCTTGTCACAAAGTTCACAGATGATGTGATAGACACTTTGTTCTTCGATGAAGAAGATGTCCAGTTTGTCTGAACCGCACGTGCAAGGTGCTGTCTTCATCAATACCGCTTCCGATATGTACGCTTACGCTTTAGCGGTGCTCTAACAAGCTTCTTTGAAGACTTCTTTTTGTTAGTGTAACGGTAACGCATAAGTTTACCATTTCGTGTGAAGGTCTTGCCATAATTGTACTTGGCCATCACGCACACACTCCTGCAGCTTTCTCAGTGACGAACGCTGTAGCTCCGACAAGGTGTCCGATCGCAACCAATATGAGATACTCAATTCGATTATTTTTAAGATGGTCAAGGACCACCACAATTTTTGCAGATGTAACTGCTGCTTCTGGTATTGTCGCTGGTGTCATAATATCACATCTCCGTCATAGGTTCACAAAGGTAACCACGGTGATTACCAGGCATTAAATTGATTTGCAAAGTCAATTGACTTTTATCAGTAAATCCTGCAGTTTGAATTTGCAACAATCCACAAGGGAAATTTCCACCCTTCAAACGGGTTGTTCCGCCAATAGTACTGGCTGTAATGAGTTCAAAATCATGCAACTCAAGACTGTTCAGTTGGTTTGCACCACCGGGATACATCGTATCGAGATGAACACCATCGTTCTCAAAAGGATAAGGTGCGATGTTGTTGTCATTGGTAAGGTCTTCAAGGACTTCCTCAATTTGGTCTGTGCCTTCATTAAAAATTGCGGCCATCCAATTCTCAGGGAA